CTTAACTTTAACTCTGGCACCGTTGCAAGCCAGTCCGCACTAAAACCAGCCCACCCCTGCTCAACACAAATCTTTATACCCGCGTTCATTGTAAGACCGGCGGCAGTAATCTTTTTGGATATCGACTCAAAAGATGTTTGAGTTAAAGGAAGCCTCTTGATCTTTCTTATTGATAACCAGTCTTTTGCTATTTGATTTTCAACTCCAACATCGAGAAGCATCGATAGATGCGTATGTATTTTATTATTGGTTAATGGTTCTTGGTTTATGGTTAATGGTTTATGGTTAGGGTTACGTTCGCTTTCATTTCGGTTAGCGGAATTAACCGGATGGGTTTTCTCTGCTGCTGCTATTGGCTTTGGAGGCCGCCCACCCTTCTTACCATTGACCTTATTTATTTCGGAAATGCTATGGTACTCAGCAATTTCGAGAACAATTCTCTTGTGTTCATACCCAGAATCGGTCAATTTAAAGAAATCGTTGAGAACATTCTGTAACTGCGGAACCGACTCAATACCCAAACATAACCGGCGGGTAACCGAATGGGTTTCTTTAGGTATTGGAAGCTCGTCCAGGTAGTACCAGTCGATCAGGCTCCGGTAGATGTAATGCTCTATCGGAGTCAGGTGGACCGTGTCCTTGCGGTAATCAGCGATATTGAATTTGTAGTAATGCATATTAATATCCTTTGTGATGGGAGCCGGGAACAACCCGGCAAGCGATAGCCACAACGAGGTATAGGCGTTTCGCCCTGGTCCCATCTGAAAAGATACTATTAGTTTGCATTTGACACCTCGTAGACCGCCTGGCTTGTGAGTCCAGGCAGGGTGATTATATCAGTATTTTGCCTTGATAAGGAAAGCTTTGCTGACTCGGATGTTTTCTCCAAACCGGTTCTTGACATACACCCGCAACCCTCGGTCTATGATATGGCCATCAGACTGCAACTCTGACAACCGGCGGCTCAACTCAAAGATTCCAAGTTTCTCATAGGCCTGGATGCGAGTGACGCTGCCGCGCTTCTTTAACCATTCTAACAACCTAAATTTCTGTGATTTCATTTCAGTCTCCAATTTTGAGGGATAGGTATTCTGACAGCCCTCATTCTCAATAAAACAACATTGACCTGACTAGCAGTCAATACGTCCGGGAAACGCTGGATACTGTTTCTGTGACTATATCCAAGCTTTGTTGCCGCCCTTTCTGCGGTTCCCCCCAACAATTCTATAAGGTCTTTTTTGTTCATCCCACATTATAGGCACAACAATTGTACAGTTGCAAGTGATTTATTTATGCACAATGGTGTTGCAATTCGTTTGGTTCTGATATATGATTTGGTTGTGGTCGCAGCAAACAACTTAACTGGAGATACAAATGAGCAAATACGACAAATACGGAAGTGATCTAAACAAGTGGGTGCCGGAGTTCGACCCCATCCCATTCTTACTGATCGCCGTGATAGTTCTGACACTGGCACTCGTTTCATCGATTGATAATTGTGGAGCATAAAATGATTTTAAAAGACATCATTGAGCAGCAAGTAACCCAATACCAGCTTGGAGTTGCTAGAAGTATTTTGAGTTTCAACAGCATCAAAGACCCAGCGACTCGCGAAGCTTTGCTGAAGTCGTATCGCGCAATTATTGAGAGGGCAGATGACCAGCAGGAGGAACGTCAACGTACCTACGCATCAAAAAGTGAAGATAACTCACTGGACGAGATCCTGGATGATCCCAGGCGTGGTCAGGCAGTATTTATAAATAAAGGAGATTACTAATGAAATCATATCAATCGTATGCGCCTAGCGATAGCCAGGTAAGTGATGCAGCCATGATCATACTCAACGATGGCGGGTGGGTCTGCAAGGAACACTTCGTTGAGTTACTGGACCAGTGGATCGATGACTCTACCGAACTGAATTACCAGCAACAACTACAACAGGAGCAACAACATGAACAAGTCTGAGTCTATAAATGAGTTAGCAGCAGCATTGTCCCGCGCCCAGGGTGCTATAAAGGGTGCATTGAAGGATAGTCTCAACCCGCACTTCAAAGCAAAGTATGCTGACCTTGCCTCCACCTGGGATGCTTGCCGCGAACAGTTGGCCAAGAATGAGCTGTCTGTAGTTCAGATGCCCGATGTCAGTGAGACTGGAGGTATAGCTGTCGAGACAATACTCATGCACTCGTCAGGTCAGTGGATCAGCAGCCGGTTTGTAATGCCTCTTGCAAAGCCTGATGCCCATGGTGTAGGCAGCGCAATCACATACGCTCGTAGGTATGCCCTGGCAGCCATGGTTGGTATCGCTCCGGAGGATGACGATGGCAACAAGGCAATAGGAAAGGATGATAAAAAAGAAGTTGAGGTTATGTCCGAACGGCAGATAGGTGACTTCAAGGCCAAGATCGAGGCCACTCTGACAAAGGAACAAGCCAAGGCCGAATGGCAGAAGGCTCTTCATGCTTGTACTGTGATACAGGATCTGACTGCTCATGCAAGGATCAAGGCGGTTCTCTTGAAGCACTTGGAGTTTATCGATGCGGCTGTGAAATAATGGATATCCAGGGATCTGATGCCTGGTTTGAAGCCAGGAGGGGCCGCGCCACAGCATCATGCTTTTCAGATGTCCTGGCTAAGGGTCAGGGTCTTACTCGCAAAAAGTATCTGGAGAGGATTGTGATTGAACGGTTGACCGGCGAGGTAGCTGAATCATTCTCCAATGTTCATACCGACAGAGGAACAGAACAGGAGCCGTTCGCACGGATGGCATACGAGTCCTTAACCGGAAATCTAGTTGAGGAGGTTGGCTTCGTTCCCCATGCATCTATCATGGCTGGCTGTAGTCCTGACGGATTAATTGGAACGGACGGTGGGTGCGAGATCAAGTCGGTCCTTCCCCAGATCCAGACCGCAACAGTCCTGGCCGGGGGGTATCCATCTGGTCACCGGGCGCAAATACAAGGGTGCCTGTGGATAACCGGTAGGAAGTGGTTTGATTTCTGTTCCTACTCTCCGAAACTACCAGACAATCTTAGGCTGTACGTTTACCGTGTCGAGCGAGATGAGGATTACATTAAGGCACTGGAACTTGAAGTGATGATATTTTTACAGGAAGCGGATCAGTTGTATCAAAAACTTTTAAACTGGGGGAAATGATGATTCTTGAGGAGATGTTCTCCGACTGCCCAAGGACCGTACACTGGGCGGTTGAGTACACCAGGGCCAGTCCACCGCTGGTATGCGACAGCACCAGGCTCGACCTTGTATTCAACTACCCGGCTCAGATTGCGTATCTGCAACGAACATACCCTGGAAAGGTGGTTAGTAACTTTATTGATAGTGTAGAGGAGAAGAGAGGCCGCAAGAATATATTCTCTAAACACGCAAAAGATATGTCGGAGATGCTGGACCAAGGTAAATCGTTGATCCAGATCGCTGAATTTTTCAGCACGGTAAACCATACTTTGAGGTATTATTATTGCCGAAAAGTTATTGATGAGTACCGTACCGACAACCATCTTCCGCCAAGGGTTCAGAGGTTACGCAATGGCCCACAGAAGGAGTTAGTTAGGACCGAATCAGTAAAAAGCAGAATGCCGGAAATCGAGTTTATGATGGGCAAGATCGATCCGAACACCGGCCAACTGTACCTGGCTCACCGCATATCAGTGTTGTTATGTATGAACCATGGAACAGTGGCATCTTGTGTACGTCAAATCAGAGCATCTAAAAAGGAGAGTAAAAATGGCATCAGTAAATAAAGTAATAATTTTAGGCAATGTTGGTAAAGATCCAGAGGTCCGCCATATGCAGAACGGAGACTCTGTTGTGTCAGTGTCCGTTGCTACATCGGAGTCGTGGAAGGATAAGAATAGCGGGGAGTCTAAAGAGAACACAGAATGGCACCGCGTGACTTTCTACAGAAAGCTTGCTGAAGTTGCGGCAAATTATCTGCGAAAGGGATCTAGTGTCTACATCGAGGGCAGACTCGAAACTAAGAAGTGGACCGACAAGGCGGGAGTTGAACGCTACACCACCGGGATCGTGGCGAGTGAGATGAAGATGCTGGGCAAGGCACCGGAGGCTGGAGAGCGCCAGGCTCCAGTGAAGGCTCAAGCTGGCCATGGGTTTGAAGATATGGTCGATGATATTCCATTCTGAGGAGAACGGAATGATTAAAAATAAATGGAAACACCGGTTCAGTCACCATGAAGCATTGATGATATTCCTGGCCATCACCCCGGTGGTGGTGATCATGGTGATCATAGGTTATCTAATAGGATTGATATTCTAAGGAGAACACATGATGAGTGATGAAGATTATGATGTAGTGACTGACGTGCTAAAGAAGCATCTTAATGTTCTTTTGGAAATGATTAACTCCAATGCAGAGCAAGGTATGTTTAATGTAATGGATCAAATCAGACTGGATCAGATAAATCAGCTAGATCAAGCGATAAGGATTTGGAATGAGCATAAGAACCCGGAGGATAAGAACGAAGAGTTCGAGAATTGGTGCAAAGAATCAGATGACGGTGCCGATACATGATAGTTGTCCTGACCCAAGAAGATTTACTGATAATCAATTTTGTTGGTCGCAGCCGATCATTGATAGCTCGTGCTGCTAATGTGGTTGATGTAAAGCAAGGTGATCAAGATGGCGTTGATTCTGATGTAATGGGGTTTGCTGCTGAGTATGCGTTTGCTAAACATCAAAATCTATTCCCGGATTTTGGGTTATCCCCTAGAA